AACGTCGTCTATGCGGGAGACGCGAACGGCCAGATTTGGAAGCCTGTTGACGGGGACACTGACGATGGCTCTCCGATTCCTTGGAGCCTGACCACAGGTCCGAAGGACGAGGGATGGCCAGAGGCGGAGAAGACATATCTCGAACTGCACCTGCAGGGCGAGTTCCGCACGGGAACGACACTCAAAACGTGGATTTCAACGACGGACCAAGGCGAAAATTTCGTCGAAGTGCCGTATGACCCAACGACCGCGGCGGACTACGGGCAAAACCGAAACGTGCTGATTCCTCTTGACACTGTGCCGATGACGCATAAGGCGCGGTTTCGTTTGTCCGGGACAGGCCGCGTAAAGATCGAGCGGATGCAGCGATATTTCCGTGTTCAAAGAATCCAGCGATAGGAGGTTGAGAGATGCCTACGCCGCAATTTTCGGCGCCAAACATAACATCTCTTGAGGAATTGCGGGATTATGTCATTAAACTGCAACGGGATTTGCAATGGTTGCTTACTAACCTGGACGACTTGAACATCAACCGATTAAACGCGAGAGTGATTGAGTCGGAAACAATCACTACGGATAAGATCGCAGCTGGAGCTGTCACTGCGGACAAGATCAACGTGAATGAACTCTCGGCGATCAGTGCGAATCTTGGGCACATCACAGCAGGCTTGATCGAAGCTGTTCAGATTTTTGGGTCGCTAATTGCCACGTCGCAAAGCACTTTTCCAAGAATCGAATTTGCGAGTACTCAGCGTTTGTTGAAGGCGATGTCGGATGCCAACAATTACGTTGCCTTGTCACCTTCCGAAGGGTCGGCACCGGCGTATCTTTTTTACAGTGGTGGTGTTCCGCAAGCGCTGTTCCAGTTTTTATCGGACTTTTTGCTGCTGATAACCGGCGTAGGAAAAGACATGGAAATAACGTCAGGAAGAGATTTGTTTCTATTTGCAGGGATGGGTGGCAAAGTAAAATTTTTAAGTTGGTCAGAAATTTACAGTCTATCGAATGGGCAAACTTTGCAATCCGCATTGGATGCAAAGCAAAATGTCATCAACGGTGCAAGCGGAACCTTCACAACGGCGGATAGCAAGACTGTAACTGTGGTAAATGGGATTGTCACAAACATCGCATGAGCCCTATAATGAGGTTAAATTCCATTGGGGGTGCGATCATGAAAAAGTTCACAGTCGGCCTGTTGCTGGGAATCGGACTGGCCTTCGCATTCAGTGCACAGGCGGAAGAAATCAAAAGCCTGATCGGGGCCAAAATCGAGGGGCAGTTCCCGGTAACAGTAAACGGGCAGACCATTGACAATCCCGGAATCGTCGTGGGTGGTGTATCCTATTTGCCGACGCGGAAGATTGCTGAACTGGCCGGATTTGACGTTTCGTTTGACGCTGATCTTGGGATTAGGTTGACGAAGAAATCTTCTCCAGAACAAGTAAAGGTGGAGGATGTGGTCCAAATAGACGACAAGCAATCTATCGAAAGACGTATCAAGGAAATCGAACACGAAATGACCATGATTCGCGACAGGCACATTTACATGCTGGATATTGCTATTAACAACCCACAAACAACGGAAGAAGGCAAACAGGAGGCACTTCAGAAAAAAGCTGAACTGGAAGCTCGACTCTCTCAACTCCAAGCAGAAAAAGCCGAATTGGAAGCACAACTTGCCACGACGCCCGAATAGGGCGTTTTTCTATTGCGCAAAGGAGCGTGAGGCAGCTTGGCAACGACGACAATGAGTCCGACGGACTTGCAGGGCGTTCGCGACACTCTGGTGAACCGGTACGGTATCGCCAACGAGCGCATCGGTTGGGAAAACGGATACGTCACCATTGACGGACGCCCGGCGATCAAGGCGGAGCAAATTATCAGCGACCGCGCGTATGCGTCTCCGTCGGCTATTGCCTCTGGTGTTCAGCCGTTTCTTCAGCAACAGCAACAGGCGCAAACACAGTCGAACATCGGACAGCAATTGACCAATCTGCGTTCGCAGTTGCAGGAACTCTTCCCACAACAGCAAAGCCCGGTTGACCAGCAATTCAGCGAACTGCTGCAGACGCTCAGCGGCCGCATCACCGGTCAGCAGCCGATTTCGTTAATGGATGTTTACGCAAGTCCGCAATATACGGCGCAGCAAGCACAACTCCAGCGACAGGCGCAACAGGCGACGAGAGCGGCGCAAGAGGCGCTCGGGGCCGCGGGACTCGGACGTTCGACGCGACTCAGCGACCGCGCACAGCGAATTCAACAAGAGGCGAACGAGTACCTCACTACGCAGGTTGTGCCGGCCATCATGCAGACGATGCAAGCGGAGCGTGACCGGCAAACGGCGGCGCTGATGGACCTTCTTGGCGTTCTGGGTCAAGAGCGACAATTCCAACAACAAGCGCGGCAAGCAGAACTCTCGAATTTGCTGGATTTGCTCGGTTTTCAAGCGCAACGCGAAGACGTGGCGGCAGAGCGCGCTTATCGCACGCAGCGCGATCTTATCGAAGACCTGCGTTACGCCGAAGAACGCGCTTACCAAATGGCTCGGGATGCCATCGCCGACGAGCGCTGGAAGATGCAGTTCGACGAAGACGTGCGCCGGTTTGGTCTGCAATACGCGCTCGACCAGGCACGACTTAGGAATCAAATCTCTGAGGCGGCGGCGGACAGAGCGCTTCGCGAGCGCAGTCTTGCGCTTGAAGAACAGCGCGAACGTCGTCTCCAGGAACAGGCACGGCTGGACGAACTCTATCGGATTTGGGAAGCGACGGGACGTGCTCCGGCAGGCATTCCGAACGTCGCACCTGGAACACCGCTGTATGACCCTGTACTTCAACGTCAACTTCAACAAGCGCCGGAAACGTCCACGAATGACATTGTGTCCGAAGTGGTATCTTACCTTGACCGCATGACGCCGGAACAACGGAGAGCTTTCTTCCAAGGAGAACGTGCGAACCTGATTCGTGACCTTGGCATCGATGGATACAACAGGCTTTATCGCATGTACTTCGACGAGTATGGTTATCCGATCGAATAAAAAGGGAGGTGCGCCGGTTGCCTCGGTATAATTATGCCAAATACATGGGCCAGCAGGAAGGCGAACGGGAGGAAGAGGAAAGAAGGACTCTCGGTCGCTACAATTACGAGCGGTACATGACTTCGCCGGAGCCCGAGCCGTCTCCGCCCGCACTTCCCGAGCCCGAGCCTGCGCAGGAACCGAGGACACGGACATACACGGCATCGACTGGTGCGGTCATCACGCCGGAGGACATTCGGACGCGGAGCGAAGCACTCGCGTCTCTATCGCCCAGGGAGCAGCGGCGTGCAGAACGCGAACTCTTGGACCCGGATAATCCGGTTCTAAAGTTCCTCAAAGACATCACGATAGACCCACTTGCAGAGGTGCTGGATTACCTGTTTTACGAAACCGCTCCTGGTCGGTTCTTGACGCGCTTATCGCAAGGAGCTGCGGCGTTCAGCGGCGCTCCTGTGCGTCCAGAACAGCAGGTGACTACGGGCAGTCAAGCGGCGGACGTGGCGGCAGACATCCTCGGTTCCGTTGGCGCGGTGGTAGCGAATCCGGCGAACATCGGCCAGAGTTTCGTCGGCGCCGCGTATACCAATCCTGCGACGCAATATTTGGCCGCTCAGGTTGGTTCGCGCATTGCCAATCCCCTTGCCAGCAGGGCAGCCGCAGAAGCGACAAGAGAGGCCATTGCGGGCGCCGTAGAAGGTGCTACGACATCGGCGATGCGCGGCGAAGACGACGTGCTTCGAGAGGCGGCGCTTGGCGGTCTGCTCGGCGCTGGTGCCGGTGGAATCATTGGCGGTGTGGTCGAGCCCGCCGCGAGACGCGGTATCGAAACGGCAAGGGAGGCGCTTGAACGTCGTCGGGCAGGAGAAGAACTTCTCGAACTCATTGAAACGGCGCCTCTGGAAGTCGCTCCGCCGCGGACGAGGGCTGTAGCGCGTGCAGAATTGCCCATGACACCGGAAAGGCAACGCGCGGAAGCCGTGGCGGAGTACTACAGAAGACGCACACCGCCTGTTGCGCTTCCTCCGGCTTCCGCCGCGGCAGATGCGGCGGCTATCGGCAGGATGACAACTCCTACAGCGCGGAGAACGGCTTTGGCGGCGGCAGAAACGCCTCCCGCGACGACTCCAGAAGTACCTCCGAGTACGGCGCCGAGGACAACTCCGGAAACTCCTGCGCCAACCACGAGAACCGTTCCGGAAGGCGTTCAAGCGATGACTGCGGCGCCGATTCCTCTGCGGGCGCCAGATCCGACGAGGACGAATGTGCAGCCAATAACGCGCAAGGAGTTGATAGACAATATTCGCAAACGCTTCGGCGTGACAATTCGAACCGGACGATTAGGAAGCGTGCCGCGCGGAACGCTCGGTATTCACAAATACACACCTGAAGTCATTCGCACGAGATATGCGAACGACATTCAGATCATCGCGCACGAACTCGGGCATAATCTGGACAAGCGGTACGGATTAAAAAACGAGTTCTTCTTGCCGGAACTCGAAAACCTCGTCCGCCAAACGGGCGTTGTAAATCTCGACGCATATTCGCCTGACCAGATCCTCGACGAAGGCGTAGCGGAGTTCATACGCCTGTATCTTACGGATCCGGCGCAGGCACAGCGCTTGGCACCTCGGTATTCACGGTTCTTTGAAACGCGCGCTCAGGAGATTTTGCCGGAGCTTCGAGCGACGCGAGAAGATGTGGCGCGGTGGATTGACCAGGGCGAAGCGCTTCAGTTCGAAGGGCAGATCAACCGTTCGGCGCGTTCGGAAACATCGATTCGCGAACAATGGCGCAAATTTTACTCGTCCGCGGTGGACCGTTTCTATGCGCTCGCCGTGGCTGAGAAGGAGATTACCGGCAAACTGGATGATGCCTCGCGTTCCTTGTATAAAAAAGCGCGACTGTCCGTTGGCGCCCCAGCAAAAGCGCAACTGGTGCTCGAAGACTTGCAACGTATTTTGAGCCAATTGAGAGGCACCGGATGGACGGTGAAGGACCTTGGCAACTATGCGGCGGCGCGGCATGCGCTTGATCTTGAAAACCTCGGAATTGAATCGGGCTTCACGCGCAAACAGATCGAAGCGACGCTTCGCAAGTACCAGTCGCCGGAGATGGACGCCATTCAGCAACAGCTGGTGGCATACAACAACCGCTTGCTGGATATGCTCGTCGAGGGGCAAATCCTCAGCCGAGAAGCCCGCGACGCGATGGTGCGGAAGTATCCGAACTATGTGCCGTTCTTCCGGTACTTTGACGAGGATGTAGACGCGGTTGGGTTCAAGCCTGGCGCTGGCAAAGGCTTCGCTGATCTGACCAATCCGATTAAGCGAATGAAGGGTTCGACGCGGGACATTATCGACCCAATTGAATCCATGATTCGTAACACCTTTGCCGTGGTGAACGCGGTCGAGAAGAACAAAGTCGGTTTGGAACTGGCGCGCCTGGCGAACATGGAAGGCGCCGGCCGCTGGGTCGAGCGTTTGGAAGGCGCCACAAGCGTCCCGCGGGAAAACATCGTGACGGTATTCGAAAACGGCCAGCGTGTGCAGTACCAGCTGGATCCTGAATTGTATCGGGCGATGAAGCAATTGGACGAAGAATCGTCCAGTATGCTCGTTCGAATTCTGTCCACGCCTGCAAGTTGGCTGCGCGCCGGTGCGACGCTGACACCGGAATTCATGCTTCGAAATCCGATTCGCGACCAGTTTCAGGCGTTCGTCGTCTCGGAGTTCGGATACAATCCGATCATCGACTTGCCGCGCGGAATGTTCCACGTTCTCCGAAAACGCCTGACCGGTGTGGACGAGATGTACGACGCATGGATTCGCGCAGGAGGCGGTTACGGCAACTTCGTTTCGTTGGACCGGAACGTGCTGCGCGAACAGTTGCGGGAGCTGTATGACGAACGAAATCCGTGGATGCGCCGTATGATCGCCATTGTCAATCCGAAGGATTGGCTAAAACTGCTTCGCGCCATGTCGGAAATCTCAGAGGAAGCAACAAAAGTTGGGGAGTTTGCGCGCGGTATTCGCCAAGGCGCAACACCGGAGGAAGCGGCGTATCAGTCCCGTGATCTCATGGACTTCGGACGCAGAGGCGCACACATGAAGCAGGCAAATCAGATGATTGCCTTTTTGAATTCGACGATTCAGGGCAAAGACCGCATTGCGCGGGCGTTCATCAATCATCCGACGCGGACGACGGTACGCGCCTTGACAGCAATCACAATTCCGACGATTGCAATTTACGTATGGAATCGGTTTAACGCGAACGAAACGCAGCGGGAGACGCTGGACAACGCGCCTCAATGGATGAAGGACACGTTCTTCTTGATTGCCGTGCCCGGTACGGACGTGGTGGCGCGGATTCCGAAGCCGTTTGATCTGTCGCCGGTGTTTTCGAGCATTCCTGAGAACATCATGCGGTGGATGGACGACAACGACCCGCAGACCATGGATGAGTTTGCGGAAACGCTTGGCCGGGATTGGGCGATTCCTGTATTGTTCACGGCATTGACGCCCTGGATTGAGAATCAATCGAATTACAGTTGGTTCACCGGTGGCCCGATCATTCCGCGTCGCGATCAGGATTTGTTGCCAGAGGACCAATACGGACCGCAAACGAGTCTTACGGCGCGAGTTGTTGGCCGTGCGACGAACTATTCTCCGTACCTGATTGACAACCTTATTCGGGGCTATGGCGGCGGTCTTGGTAGGTACGCGACGGCCGGGCTTGATGAACTTCTTGAATTTCTCGGCGTCGGGCAGTTGCCTCCGGAACCGGCAAGAAGGTTGTCTGAATCTCCGTTGCTCAGTCCGTTTACAGTTGGTACAATGGGCGGCGGAAAGGTAATGGACGACTTCTATGAACTGCTTGACGAGTTGTCTAGGCAAGACCAGTCGAACAAGAAAAACAACATCCGTGATCCGTTCGTCTCCAGTTCGGCAAAGATGCTGCGCAGCGCGGCGTCGGACATCAGCGAACTGAGAAGACGGTATCGCGAAATCCAGGAAAGCTTCGATTTGACGCCCGAGGAAAAACGCAAGCGACTTGATGAGTTGAACAAGCGAATGCGGCAAATTGCACGGCAAACCATCAACCGCGTGGAGGAGCGCGGGAGACAACAGCAACAACAAGCGAGGTGAAACGGTGATTAAGGGATCCAATCGTGACGAAATGCCGCGGTTTGGGTGGATTCTCATGTACGGAATCATCGTTCCACCGTTTGTCCTCATGATGTTTTTAGGGAACGAACTGCCGTGGTGGTTCGTTCCAACATGCATCGGAACCACGGCAATCAGTTTGCTGCTGTTGACTGTGTATTTCAAAGTCGAAGAAACCAAAAAACAAAGAGAAAGACGCCCTCAGTAATTGGGGGCGTCTTTTATATGGATGGGAAGTGTGTCGGCATGGAATGGATTGCAGAAATAGCAAAAGAGTACGGTCTTTTCGTAGCATTGGTCGTCTATGTGATTTGGGACAGCCGCGTCAGGGAACAACGATTGCTCAACATCATCGACGCCTTGGGGGAAGAAATTAAAACGCGATTAATCAAACTCGATCAGCGGCTTTTCGGGAGAAGGGAGGGTGAGAACGGTGCAAACCCGAACTGCTGAACATATCCTCGGCATCGATGTGTCTCATCATCAGAAAGAAATCAATTGGCTTGCGATGCGCGCAGCCGGCGTCCGGTTCGTCTACATTAAAGCGACCGAGGGTGTAACGTACCAAGATCCTGCTGTGCAACGGCACTACGCCGGAGCAAGGCAAGCGGGCATGAAAATCGGCTTTTACCATTATGCCCGGCCGTACAACGATCCGCGGTTGGAAGTTGAGAACCTTTTAAACACCACGAAAGACATGCCGCATGATCTGCCGTTTGCGCTTGACATCGAGACGAACGAAGGGAAATTCGGTCGAGAGCACATCTCGTTTTTCTGCAAACTGTGGCTTGAAACAATTGAACAGCGCACCGGAGAGACGCCGATCATCTACACGTATACGTCATTTGCAAAGACCTACCTGGGCGCGGAGTTGGCGCGATGGCCGCTGTGGATTGCGCATTACAAAACGGAAAAGCCCGGCGAAAATGGCATTTGGCGAGAATGGGCAATATGGCAGTACACCAGTGACAATGACGGTTTGCCGTATCCTGGGCGACTTGATGTGAATGTGATGGAACCGGAGTTCTTTGAAACAGGAGGGAAACTTATGCAGAACAAATTTTCCGACGTGGCCGGCCATTGGGCGGTGAAGGAAATCCTGAAGGCGGCGGAGGCGGGCGTCATGAAAGGTGTGGCGCCGGACCGGTTTGACCCGGACGCGCCGGTGACGCGGGCGCAGCTGGCGGTCGTTTTGGACAGACTCGGACTCTTGGAGGGGAGGAAGTAACATGCAGGACATTATCCAATACGTTCAGGAGCAGATGCTGATTCTGGTGCCGGTGTTGTTCGTGATCGGCCTGATTTTGAAGAATACGCCCAAGGTACCGGACTGGCTGATTCCGTGGATTTTGCTCATGATCGGCATTGCACTGGCGGTATTTCTGCTCGGCGATCTGCTACAAGGCATCATCCAAGGCGCGTTGGTGACCGGCGCGACAGTGTTGGCGCATCAGCTTGTGAAACAGACGATTGATCGGAATTAACGAAAATGGTATAATTCAATCAATGATGCGGTGGCGGAATAGGAGACGCAACGCCAGAGGCATGCGGATGTTTAAGGGGCTCACGAAGCCGGAAATACCGGTGAAAATCCGGGGCGTTTAAATCTTTAAATCCGTTCCATCCAGTCCGAAACTGGCGACTATAAACTAAGTGCCAAAGCCCCTGCATGGTGCAAATCCTTGCCCGCATCACAATGCCAGCCTTGCGCGAGATGAAAGCAACGTCGCCAATGGGCGGCAGCGCGAAAGCGTGGGATCGTTGCTCTCGGGGGCTGGACGTAGATTACCACATCCGTCACACCGTCACGTTGCGCATTCGCAGCGGCCTTAAGAGGTTAAGCGGTCAATCCCTGCGCAATCGCGGGGCAGTGACGGAGCAATCGCGCATGACGGCGCCGCGTGTGCGGAGCACGCCGCCGTGCTTGTGCCGCCACTATCTCCCGAAACCATGGCCTATGCGGCCGTGCGGAAATCCGTCCTTCCAGCTTGGGAGTCGGATAGGGAATAGGGCGGCACACTAATCCGTAACGCCGGTAGGCCGGCACAAGCCCGGAGGGGAAACCTTCCGGGCTTTTCATTTTCACGCACATAAAATTCGAATCATCTCTTTGATCTTTTCACGTTGTTTAGAGTCGATCTCCTTTCCCCCAAAGGTTAGGCGGTTTTCAGAGTTGAGAAGTTCGTACAGATCAACGCTGTTTCCTGTCGTTTTGCTGCTCGTCGTTAAATAATCAATCGAACAATTCAAGAAGGCGGCCAGCTTTTTAAGGGTTGAAAGTTTTATATTATCTGCTCCCTTTGAATAAAAGTTAGCGAGTGTTGTGTAGGGGATGTTGGCCCTTCTTGCGAATTCCATACGGCTGATTCCCTCTTCTTTGCACACCTTTTCAATACATTCAATCAATCTCATTTCCCCACCCCCAAACGCTCTACCTTTAATGGTAAATCTACAATAAGCGGAATACGTTGTAAAGTACATCTAATCTTAGCGAATACTGCCAAGCCTCGCGCTCATACGCTTTGGCGAGGTGAGCGCAGGTGCATGTGAAGATCGTCGAGGGTGATTACGCTGACAAAAGCAGGCGCTCCTGTTATCATTATTTGTACCAGAAATACCGGAGGGAGCGTCATGAGGAGAACGCCAGAACCGGACGAATTGCTGACAGCGATTTACGTCCGCGTCAGCACCGAAGAGCAAGCCAAAGAAGGGACGAGCATTGAATACCAAGTTGAGCATGGCTTGAGGAAGGCCGGCGTGCCCAATGTCACGCGGGAGCTGGTGGCTCGTGTTATTCGCAACGGCGGCCTGCCTGAGTACAATATCAAGCTGTACGTAGACGATGGATACACGGGGGAAGTGTTGGAACGGCCGGGGATGCTTGCGATGCTTGACGATGCCCGTGCCGGCCTTTTGCGCCGGTGCGTGTGTCTGGATCCAGACCGCTTTTCCCGCAAACTCATGGTTCAGCTCGTCGCAACGGAAATCCTGGATAAGAAGCATGTAGAAATCGTCTTCGTCAACGGAGAGTATGCCAACACCATCGAAGGCCGGTTGTTCTATCAACTACGAGGAGCCATCGCGGAGTTTGATAAGCAGAAGATCACGCGCCAGATGAAAGAGGGTCGGCGGCAACGGGCGAAGCAAGGGAAGATACTGCGTGACTATCAGATATACGGATACGACTACGATCTGGTGAATCGCACGTTCATGATCAACGAGCAGGAAGCCGCGGTCGTACAACTGATTTTCGACCTTTTCACGAAACCTTACGTTATGTATAAAGGAAAGCAACTCAGCGTAAAGGGCATCAACGGCATCGCATTGTTTCTCACCGAAGAAGGAATTCCGACAAAAAGAGGCCGTGGTGTTTGGCACCGGCAAGTGGTGCGGCAGATGCTTATGAATCGTGCGTATATCGGTGAGTTTTATCAAAACAGATGGAATACGGAAGGTATGCTTTACAACAAATACCGCCCGCCGGAAGAACGAATTCGAATGGTTGAACGGCCGCGCGAGGAATGGATTCCCGTTCAAATCCCGGCGATTATCGAACGGGAGCAGTTCGAGTATGCGCAATTGCTCTTGCAGGAGTCGCGGCGCAGGTGGGCAAAAACGCCTCTGAGGAAATACCTGCTCTCCGGCCTCGTGCGCTGCGGTGAGTGCGGGAATACGATGACTGGATGTAGAATGAAGTATTGGGAAAAGTACATACTGATGTACTCATGCAGAAAAAACACGGCCGGAGCGAAATCTTCTGGATGTAGGCATTATATTCCGGTGGAAAAACTGGACGCCGAAGTATGGAGTCGAGTTTCTGCCTGGTTGAATCAGCCGGACGAAATCGCCGCGGCGGTGGAAGAGAGTGAGGCGACAACACAGCAAAAACCGTTCGAGGAAGTAGAGATTGAGCGCCTTGAGAAAGAGATTGAGAAGGCCCGGGAGGCCCGGAAACGGCTGCTGAAGCTATTCGCAACGAACGAACTGGATGAGAACGAAATCAAGGAAGAACTGCGTGAATGGAAAGAACGTGAGGAACGAGCGCTAAGGCAGCTTGAGGATTTGCGGGCGGCCAAGGAAGAGAAGCAAGAAGCCGAAAACCTGCGTTACATATTACAGGAAGCCGTGGACTATTACCTTACAAAAAATAAAGATGCGCTTACCTTTGACGATCGGCAAAAACTCATTCGCATGGTTGTTCGGGAAGTTCGCGCGTTTAGAGACAGAATCGAAATTTACACATTTTAGCATGACTATTGACATTAGATTCTCGAATTTAATGTCAAGAGGGGGGCGTTATTCCCCTCTATTTCTTCTTAACCAGGTAATAATAATTGCTGTTAAACAAATAATCCCTATACCGATAAGAAAGCTGTCCCCAAGGTAAAAATGGTATTCATGCTTGTTTTGCCTCGGGATTTCTGTTGGAGTTTGCACAACGCTGATTTCTGGCTGTGAAGAGTCGTTCTTTTCATTCATATACTTCTCGAAATTATATTTCATAGGTACAACGTATCCCCTCCTTTTAGCACCAGTTTTCGAAGTGCTCTAACCTCATCATAGTAAAATATGGTATATTTTGATTATTGAATATTTGATAAAAACGTGCTAGGTTATTTTTACCATGTTAAAGGATGGTGTTTATTTTCGCAAGGGAAGGGGGATTATTTTCATTTATAAAAATAAAACCGCTTACATATCCCCGTCGCGCTAGAATTGTGTTGCAAAAACGAGAACATATGTTCCAGTTTTCCGGCGATTATGTTATAATGAGCCAAACAACATGGACGGTGGTACGAATGAAAAGAAAAGAAATCGTTGACCGTTTAGTTGTTATCCTTTCCTCGTGCAATCCGGATCAGCTCGAATGCGTCCGCAAGCATTTCTTTGAACGCGGGATCGTAGGGACTAAGGTTAATTCTTCTGGCTTCTTCCTCAATTAATCGAATAATCTCCGATACATCTTTGCCTCTTGATTCGATGATGTCTGGAGCGGGCGTTTCAACCCCATATAGCAGCCAGTCTGTTGACACTCCGTAAAGGTTGGCAAGTTTTCGAAGCGTATCTGTGTCAGGGTCTCGATAATTGCGTTCGTACCCTGACAGTGTTCCGTAGGATATTCCAATTTTAGCTGCTACTTCTGCTTGTGTAAGTCGCTTTCTTTCCCTTGCTTGCTTCAATCTCGCGCCCAAAGACGACATCAACATCCCTCCCATACTCAGAAATCAGTATATCAATATTGAGCGTTACGAATAGGCGATTTAGCGATAAGCACATTTTCTACTTGACTTAGCGTTTCGCTAAATTTATAATGATAATCAGAATTGAGCGAATCGCTCAAAGCAAGAGAGGTGAGTTAAATGCATCCTGTCGAGCGTGCGGAACAGTTGCGGAAGCGCAGAGGCGTCACAATGGCGCATATCGCAAGGCATTGCGGCCACACTGTTACGTGGTACAGGGATATTGCTTTAAGGCGCCGCCGTGTTTATCTGGACGATTTCATCAAGATCGCGGAAGCCTTGGACGAAGATGTCCGCAGCTTTTTTACGCCCTCAATTGAGCGTAACGCATAGTTATGGATGGTGGTATGCATGATGCAAGTGGTCGTCATCAAAGGCCCGATGTTCGAGCGAACCATCCGTGACGCGCGTGCGGCTTTCGGTCGCCGCATCGTGGAGTTGTATCAAACCGACGGAGAAAGGGGGCGGGAAGAAGCCCGCCGGCGGAGAGAGGTTGCCGGCGGGGAATGAATGAGGGGAGTGTTCGAGGAACGCCCCGGGCAATTCACATTGTATCCGGAGAGAAAATCACACCAAAAGATTCCATAGGTGCAAAATTCGCACAAAGGATGGTGGCAAGTGAAATCAGCGAGTCAAGCCAGTATTCGTAACAAACAACTCGGAGAATTGCTGCGGGAATGTCGGATTGGCATGGGTTTTACGCAGATGGAGTTAGCCAGAAGGCTGAACATTGATCGTTCCATCATCTCTCGAATCGAGAACGGCGAAATTTCGCCGGCCTACGAACTGGTGAAGCGATGGGCCATCGTAACGAACTCCCGTGACGTGATCGGGCTGGAGTTCAGCGGCGAGGATTGGAAGAAGGTCAGCATTATGAAGAAGGCTTTCGAGCAAATACGTTCGCTTGCAAACTCGGTCAGTTTCCTGCGAAGGAGGGC